TAGCTAAGCGTTCGGCTTTGCTTACCGTGCTATATTGCCTTAGTAGTTTAGCGTGGGTTTCTATATTACCGCCACTAGCCACCTTAGTAGTCAAGCTAGCTATGGCGTAAGCATTACCGCAAAGCTTTAGCTTATCTAGTTTAGTTAGTTCGGCGTTTACCGTTAAAAGGTCCGCGCTTTCGCCGCGCTTATCTATAGCTAGCATAGCTTCAAATACGTACCTATGCCAGCCTTCGAAGTCGTTAGGCTTTAGAACGTTTCTAATAACGTTAAAGGCGCTAGGTTCCATTAACGAAGCCCCTAGTATTACTTCTTGTACTTTATCCCTTTCCATTCAATATATTATATTTTGGCTTTTTACTTTCTTCTTCGTTTATCCAGCGGTCCGCGGTGCGCTTCCAGTTTACTATAGTAGCGCCGTTTTTCATTTTCCACCCCGTTTGTTCGTAGTATTGGAAAAACTTACTAGCTAGCGCTTCATTTGTAAAGTACTCTAGGCATTCGCCAAGGGTAGGCCCCGTAACGTCATTAGTATTTGCTTTAGGTTTTGGCTTTTTAGGGCCAGCCCAGCGTTTAGAAATTGCGGCTTTGGCTTTTTCTTGTCGTCCTCTAGCTAGTGCTATTTCTTCGTCTATCCAGTCTATAAAGACTTCGCCGTCTTCTTCTTTTATGAAGCCCTTTTTTATAAGTTCTTCTAGCCGTTCGTCGTTCATTAGCTTACGACGTAAGAATTCCTTAGTACATTGGCCAGCCCGTCCCCAATAAACACAAACGGCCCTAATAAAATACCCTTGTAGTTCTTCAGGTTCTACGCTTATACGGCCGCTCTCCCATTCTCTAGGGTCAAATTTAAACCACTTTAAAGCGTCCATCTTTTTTATAGTTTTTTAAGGCCTTAGAAATTATTTCTATACGTTCGTTTAAGCTTTTAGCGTCTTCTATGTTATATAGTAACGCTGTAGCTTCCCGCCTTGGTAGGTCTTCTACTAACCCGCAAGCGTCCCTAAATTTGTCGTACTGTCTAGCGTAGCTAAAGCTTTGTACAATGTCGTTTTTATGGTTGTTATGTAGGTGTATTATGGTCGCGTAATGTCTATTTATTAGGCCGCCAATTCGCGCCCATTGTAGTTTGTAGTCTTCGCGTAGTACCGCCGTTATCATTTGCCGCGCTTCGACGTACTGGCGGACCCTAGTACCGCTTCTTAAGCGTTCCCTACGCATTTTAAAAAACTTTTCCGCGTTGTCAATTACTTCGTGAGTCATTATATTATTTAAATAGTTAAGAATTAGCCGCCCGTTTAGCGGCTTCGGTTTTCGAATATAAGCCTATTTCTTTTATAGGGTCTAGCTGGTTAGCCCTTACCTTGTTAAGTAAAACCGTTAGGTTTTCTATGCCCATGTCGTCCGCGTTCTTTAGCATTTCTTCGCGTGCTTCGTGGTCATAGCTAGACGTTTGTAGTAGCCTTTCTAGTCGTAGTAGTAAATACCACTTTAGGCCTTCGTCGTCGTTTTCCCAGTCTTCAAGTTCGTAAGTAAAGTCTATCATTTAAAATGTAGTTTATTTATGTCCCAAAATTTACCCAAAGCGTTAAGCGCTTCCTTTACGTTTAGCTTTGCGTCTATCCATTTACGGCTAAAATTGTTATTTATGTAGTACCTAACTACTTCGCACTTTGACAAGTCTATAGGCTTTTCCCCTAGCTGGTTATGTCTTATTTCTAAAGCTACGGCCTTTTGATTATGCCAGCCATTTACTAGCCTTTCAAGTAGTAGCCTTTGGCCCGTAGGTATGCCCGCGCTTTTATAGTCTTTTAGTTCAAAGAATATTACCGCTTCGTTATTAAATTCTAAAACGGCGTCTATGTCGCTAGGGTGTATCTTATCATTTTGTAAACCCGTAAAGTCTATAGCTTGCCTTATATGGTTTACGTTTTTTATAAGCGTCATTTACCCGCCTTTATTAGTACGTATTCTTGTTTAAATGCGCCTTCGTTTATAAGTCGCGTCATTTCATTAAGACGGCTTTTTACTTGACTAGGTACAAAGCGTAGTTCCCCTTCTAGCTGGACTAGTGGGTAGTCATAAAGGCCACGCGACAAACCCCAACAAGTAGCCGCCCGTTTCAAGCTGTCGCTTATTCCGCCTTTAGTAGGTTCTATATTAGTATCGTCTGCGCCGTCTTGTTTAGTTATCCATTCGTCGCCTACCTTAACGCTTAGACTACAAAGGACCCCGCGGTCTTTCCATGGTGTATACGAACACTTCCAGCCCGCGGGTGTAAAGGCTTCGTCGAAGCGGTGCATAACCGCCCGCGCTTGAATGTAAGGTACTATAGTAGTCTTACCGTTCTTAGCGCTTTGTACGCGCCATTCTATTTCGTGGGCTTCTATAGGCTTGCTTAATATTTTAAAGTTCATTTTCAAAGTATTTAGTAAAGTTAAGTATTCCAGCCGCGCAGTCGTCAAGTTCGGCCATACGTATAACAGCCACTACGTCGCCTAGTTTTAAGTTCCAATGGCTTTGGTTTTCAGTAAGCGCCTTTAGCGCGCGGTCGTAGTTCTTAGGGCTTTCGTCTTTATTGTTTAAAAGCTTTTCTAAGTTTTCAGGGTTTAGTTTATTTATAAGCTTCATTTTCTAAATGGTCTATAAGTAAAATAATAAAAGTCAGGTAGTTGTGGCTGCCGTATTCGTTTCTAAGTATTGTAGCTATGTAGTTAGCTAAGTCCTTAACGTCGCAGCCTTCGGGTATGGCTTGTAATATTGCCAGTACTTCGGGGCTTACGTTCTTTACTGTTAGGTCGTTTGTATCCATTATATAAACTTTTCTAGGTTGTCGCTAACATAGTCGGCTAAAATGTCGTCTAGTTCGCCGTTTTGTAGTGCTTCGTGAAAGTCTACGTAAGTCGTGTACTCATTATAGCCGTGGCTTTCGCGTGGGTCCATATAGCCTATTTCGCGGCGGTCTAGGTTGTAGTCGTAGTAGTAGTCTTCTAGTTCTTGTTCGGTTATAAATAGCGGTATACTGCCTTCATGACGTAAGTATACTTCGTAGCCTTGCTTTTCTTCGTATACGTCTATATCTACGGCGCTAAATTTATCGTATGGTATAGCTATTACGCCGTACTTTTCTAGTTCGTCATTACTAAAAAAGCCCGTTATAACTAAGCCCTCTACTTGTATTTGACCCTTAAAGTCGCCTTCTTTATTAGTAGCCGCTACTATACCCATTATACCGCTTTCTTCGTATGTACGATTACATTCTACGTGTAAATAAGCGGGTCTAAGTCTGTCTTTTTTGTTCATAAGTTATTTTAAGTTTACGTAAATAATGTTTACAAGTTAAGGCTTTATTTTGTTTATGCAAGGCTTTTCGTAATAATTTTAAGAAATGTATAAAATAGAAGTAACGGACGCGCTAGGGTCTAGGGTCGTAGACGTTCCCGCCAGTTGGGACGACATTAGCTACGAATACTATAAACAGCGAATAGAACCGCACCTAGACGGCGAAGCCCCCGAATTAAAAAGAAACCTATCTATAATTACTTCTATGTTAGGCGTAGACGCGGACCAAATAGATATAACCCACTACGCGCCGCTAATGGCTAAGCTTTTGGAATGGCTGCCCGAAATGCCGCAAGAATACAGCTTTACCCTAAACAAAGAAGACTACAAAATACCTATACTAGGTAAAAGCCAGCAAACAGAAAAGCGCCCCTTCTTAAGTGTAGGCGACTGGGAAGCGGCTAACGACGCTATGGAATTACTAAGCCGTCAAGAGGACCTAGACAAAAAAAGCACGGCGGACAGCGGGCTATATTTACTAGCCGCTATAGCGCGGGGTCCTAGACCATTGGACGACAAAGAATTTGCGGACCGCTTAGCGTTATTTAAGTCCGCCCCTATGTCGGTTATAATGACGGCAAGCGGTTTTTTTTTGCAGTATACGAAACTATCCGCGGTTCATTTGCGGCCTTTTACGATAGAACAAAAGATAGCAATACTAAAAGCAAACAAAGTAATTTTAACTTTGGGTGGCTTTTCTACGTTATCAAAATTACCGAAGCGGGAATATTCACGCGAACGGGTAGCGGCCTTACTGCATTGGACGACTGCTATAAAGCGGACTTATTAGAATTTCTAAAAGTCGCGCAAGTATACGCGGCGGGGCAAATGTCGTAAATAAAAAAAGGCCCCTATTCCTAGGGACCTAATGAACCAAAACACAAAAATAATTTACGCCCAAGTTGGCTTTGTAGGCTTTAGTTCCTTATCAGAAATTGGCCTTTCTACATTTGTTATTTCTTTAAAATAATTTATACACTCTCTTATAAAAAAGCTTTCGTCGCCGCTTCTAAAGCCGTAGTCTTCGTCTACGCAGCGTTCTAAATAATACCCTCTAAGAAATAGCCTAAATACAAATAGTTGTTCTTCGGACCAGCTGCGCGTATATTTCCAGTAGTGCTTCTCTAGTCTTTGGGTGTCCATTTTCTTTTTCATATATAAATAATTAATTAAGTAATAAGTCAAATATAACACTTTGTTAATAAATACCAAACATTTATAAACATTTATTAGCTAGTCATTCATTACGCAATTTATAGCCGTATGTCCGCCAATAATTACGGCGCACGCTAACGCTTGCCGCTTAAAATGCTTAGCATAACCAAAGCTATACGCGTCCCTATTTATACCCGTTCCGACTTGGCAAGCAAAGATATTTTTACCGTTCCCCGTAAAGTGTTGTACGTAGCATTCGGTATGTCGATGGCCTTGTACTGTAGACATCATATCCGCCTTTGCGCGTGCCGCTGCGCCCATGCCTTCGCCGTGGACATACTGGACGTCGTCGTAAACTACGCGTTCGCACCAGTTCCAATTTGGCGTATTTAGTACTTCGCTATAGCTTCTTAGCCATTGTTTAGGGACGCCGCTACTATTCATTTTACGGCTAATTAAACGGTCATGATTGCCAATTAAAACGTCCATAGTAGGAAATACGCTTACCCAGTCTTGTACCCTATCTATAGCGCGTTGTAGTTCCGCTTCGCCGCCGTAGCCGTTCGGGTCTGTTTCATGATAACTACAAAAATTATTATCCACGACGTCGCCTATATGGATTACGCGCGAACATTTAAAGTCTACGTAGGTCTTATAACAATGGTCTATATAGTCTTTTCTACAAAAAGGCTCATGAGTGTCGCCTATTACAAGTATTCGACTTTCGTCGGTGTTTTGGTTTTTGTCCATTCGGTTATAGTTTTTGTAATTGCTATAGAAGCGTCTTCGTGATAGCGCGGATTTATTAAGGTGTTGCCGTCTAAGGGTAGACCCCCTAGATATACTATAAAGCTAGGGCAGCTAACCTTATTTAAAATACTGTGTTCGTGTTCGTACAAACAAGTAGGCTTATTTACGTTTAGCTTGTAAGCTTCGCCTAGTGCTATCATTTGCTGTTTAAGTATTTTACAAAATGCACCGCTACTCGCCCTTTGATTTGAATATATATAAATTCCGCTTACGTGGTTTAGCCTTGCGCTAATGGTTACTAACACGCTAGGCGTGGATAGGTTAAAAGCTTGTACACGTTTTACCCGCTGGCTTTCGTGTAAAGCTTGTCGTTCGGGGTTTATTAGCGCGTAGTCGCCGCCTTCATAGTCTAAGTTTTTAGCTACTTCGTTTACTATATACCGCGTAAAGTTACCAGCGTATAGCTTACCGTGCCTAGTGTCGTAGTCATTAGAAGCGACGCCCGCCACCGTAGCGCTATAGTCATTATTTAGTAGGACCATGTTTACTTAGGTAGTCTTTTACCCACGTAAACAAACCCGCGCCCGTAGCGCGTTCTATATTTTCGTATACGCTAAGCAATTCGGTACTAGCTATAATACCAGCTATAACAAAAGTTATATAGTTAGCGTTACTAAGGTATACTAAGTCAAAGCCGTGAGCTAGTAGTATAGCTATCATATATAAGATAGTCTTTTCAATAGTGCGCCTAACGCCCCTAGATTTAAACCGTTCGCCACTAGCGCGCCACCCGCTATATAAGTCGCATATAGTTGCAAAAGCCGTAAATACTAAAAATTGATATATAGGCACGACAAAACTACATACTACGCCTAACATAAGACCTAGTAGTATACGCCATTCAATTTCTATTATTTCCCAGCCTTTCACTTCTTCTTCTTAGCCTATAAGCCCGTCTAAGGTTCCTACGTTCTATACGTAGCTTACGACCCCTAGCGCGTTCTCTTTTAACTTCTTCTTTTATTTCTAGCCTTTTACTTTTGTTTTCCGCTATTGTTGGTATGGCTTTACCTATACCAGCTAAAAAACTAATAAGCGCGGCTAGTAGTTTACTTACCACCTTTTGCCTTGCCTTCTTTGTCGCTTTTTTCTATTTCTACAAATAGCCTTTCTTCTATAGCGTCAGGTAATAGCTTGAGGATTTTTTCTAGTATTTCGTCGTCTTTTTTAGACTTTGTAAGCGGTGCTATATATCGGTCATAGAACACTACAGCGCCTAACAAAATGGCGGCTATTTGCCAGCCGTATTCATTAAAAAAACTTATTACTTCTTTCATGGTATTATAATTCTATTAGTGATAAATTCGCGACCTTTTTCTAGTCTGTCCCACGCGTATAGGCTACTGTTATTTCTAAGGTAACTAACTAAGCGTTGGCGGTATTGTACTACCATTTGGTCGTTTACTTCTAGCGCGTTGTCGCGTGCGCCTTCGCTAGCTGTCGCGTTAGGTTGTACGGTATAGCTAGCGCCTATATTTGTAGCGCGTGGGCTTACGTTGCTTATGACTATAGACTTTACAGCGTAAGATACTAACGGCTTACAGTAGCTATCGCGTAGCGTTACGTGGTTAGCGTCGGGACTATTTGCAGTAACTAGCGCGTAAAGGTCGTCGCCTAGTAATGGCTTTAGCGTATTGTCTAGCGCTAAGTCTATGTAGCTTTGCTTTATATCCGCTTCGTCAAAGTTAGCGTAAAACGCTTCGCTAATTATTTCGCTTTTAGTTATCATTCTTCGCCTTCGCTTTTAATGGTTGTCGGTTTCTTAGTTCCGCCTTCTTTATTCCAACCTTCGCGTACGCTGTCGTTTACTGGCGGCAAGTTCATAAGCTTACGTATAGCGGCTTCGTCGTCTATGTTAGGCGTAACCCCGCCCGCGCGGACCGCCGTACCGTAAACTTCTAGCGTTTGTTTTAGTTCGTCTACGGACATTTTCATAGTGTCGCTAGCTTTTTCTTCTTCTTCTACTAAGCCTAGTTCTTTAGCTATTTCGCTGTCAGGAATAACGCTATCTATTTTAGCTTGACTTACATAGTCCAAGGCAGTAAACAAAGGCTTGTTTTCAAACGTTATAGGGTAGTCTAGCGCTAGTTCGTGGTATTCAGTACCTTCTAAAGTATGTAGGTAAGTATGTAGTATACGTTCTTGTAGCGGCCTTATTTCGCTTTCCATTAAACGTTTGTGGTGGTTTTCTACTTCGCGTACGTTACCAAGTTTACCCGCTTCTTCTACGCCCATTAACGACGGATGCCAGCCCGCGGCCATTATAACGTTTCGTTCGCACGTTCGGTTAAGGTCTTTAAACGCGCCTTCTTGCGGTAAGTTGTACTGGACTAAACTTAGACGCCCGTCCCCGCCAGTTATTTGAATCGGCGTACTACTTCCAAAAGTACTTTCGCCTTTAAGCTGTTCGCGTATTTTGTCGCGTATTTCTTTAGCCGTGTCTTCGTCGGGTGCGAATGGTAGTTCTATATTTAGTATGCCGCTTAAATGTATACTATTCATAAGGTGGGTATAGTTCCACCTACTTAAAATAGATTCTAATTGTGCGCTATACCAGCTAGAAGCAAAAGCCCCACGACCGTAAAATTGTTGGTTTGGTTCATAGTCCGTTATTCTATGAATAGTTACTTTCTTATATACCTTACCTTCAGCGTCGTAAAAGTTTTCGTAACCGTAAGCGCTTAAAGGTAGCCTATAGGGTCTATATTCTTTACGCATATAGTGGACCCAGTTTTTACTAATGTAAACAGCTTTAGGGTTTAGGTCTTCGTCTACTTCGCTACTAAGGCGTACGCTTGCAGCGTCTAGGTGTTGCGCAAAGCTACGTTCTTTTACTGGCGTGTCGCCTACATATTCTATATGGCGTACTTCTTTTATAAAGCCTTCGCCGTGTAGCTGCATATCTAAAGCCACGCGGTAAACTATTTCGCGTAGGTCTAGGTGTTTATTAGGGCTTACCAGCCTATCTATTTTACGCTGTAGTACGCGGTTATCCGTGTTAAGTTTAGCCGCTACAAGCTTGCTTTTTTGCGTCAAGACGCCGCGTAATGTTTTACTATCCTGAAATAGTTCACAAACGCGCGACGGGTAAAGCCCGTAAGTTCCCGCGTCATTACCCCACGCTATCCACCGCGCCCCCTGACTTATTACCTTTTCGTTTCCTAGCGTTGGTTTTTGGTGCTGGGGTCCTAGTAGGTTCTTTATGTTTAGGGACATCGAAGAATTCGGGGTATTTTTTTGCGGTGCTTTCATTGTACGGGTTGCCTTCTTTTGGAAATATAAAGGTAATACCGTCCCTTAATAGGACGGTAGTACCCTTATATCTTTTTTTAACATCAATAGCCATATACTTATGACGGTCGTTGGTCCGAAGTAATGAAAGTTACCATAGCCGCTTGGTCTGTGCTAGGCGTTTGTGATGAGTTAAAAATACTTTCTAGAATATACGGCGCTTCTGTTTGTTCGCCCATTAGCTGAAGTTCGTACGTGTTAGCGTCCGTTCTTGCAGCACCCGAACCACCACTAAGCGACATAAATTCCATAGTACCGAATTCCGATTGGTCCGCACCTAAAACGCGGAAAAGCGTATTGGTTCCAAATTCTTGCACGATTACGACTAGTTCGCAAGTATTACGTAAACTTTCCAAAGCAGCAAGCTGTGCGCTAGAAGGCGCTGGAATATTTACAAATACCGACATTTGAGCCGTATCTACGCCCGTCCCTTCATCTCTGGACTGGCTAACCTCATAGCGCGCTTCCGATTTTTTAAAGGAAATTTCCTTAAAATATACGGGGTTTTGAAAACCACTATCAAAAACAAAGTCGATAATATCGTGGTTTGTCGCGTCGTTATTAAAATTAAAGCTTGCGATTTCCGCAGCGTCAGCCACGAACATTCTTTTAATGCCGCCCGCGGTACGGTCGCATTTATTTACTGTAATTGCACTTAATGCCATTTTATTTATTTTTTATAGGTTATCAAGATAACACGGTCATAGTGGACGGATTAGACAAAGCTACCTGAAAGGCAAAGTCTAGTCTCAGTCGCACTAAGCGGTCCGCTGTAGTTTCGGCCATGTTTGTAATTAAGACGTTGTTAAGGTCAGAAATCAAAGGCGTTGCTAAATGCAAGTTAGAAATTTTAGATACTAAAATCATGTTATCTCGCATCTCAGGAATTTCAGCAATTTCTAAACCTAAGAAGGTCAATACTGGCGCGTTAGAATAGATAGTAGGGCTATAGCTTGCGTTAGCTTGAGCAAACTTATACGCTGCAGCCGTGCGGCTATTCATGTAGATAACTGTATCAGGCGAAACGCGGATACGGTCGTCAATGTTAGCGTAGACAGCTTCTAAAGCGTCGATAACAGTACGGCGGTTAATTACCGTTACCGTTCCGTCGTCGCCACCCGTAGACGCTTGAAAGTCTAAACCAATTTTAAAAGTAGTAGCGTTAGTAATTTCTGTAATAGTGTGAGTACTACCGTTAAGGCTAGTTACGCCCGCGTCGTCTAATCCGTTAATAGTTACACGGTCCCCTACGGCGTAGTCAGCTGTAGAAGCTACAGTTACTACGGTGTCGGCCGCGTCGCTAAAGTTAGCGTCTTGCTTATAACGCAAAGCGCTACCTAGTTTAGTAACGTCGCTAGAAGCGGTTAATAAAGAAGCTAAACCGCTTACGCTTTGTGTAAGACCAGCTGAAGCCGCGCTTACGCCGCTAATGTCCGCTATACTTTGTACGGAACCTTTCCAAATGGAAGAATTAACAAAAAGCGCTGCCTTAGACGAGTGATGTTGTAGAAGTGCTGTAGTAAGGTCCGCTGGTGCTTCAAAGTCCCCAGCGCGTCCGCGTGGCTGCTGTGAAGCTAACCAAAAGTTATCTAGGCCGCTGTGGTCTAGTTCCGCGTTAATCATAAACTTCCCTAAGTCGAATTTAATTTCGTTGTAAGAAGTTGAACCGTCAGCTACGAAAGCAGCGCCGCCGTTTTGGATTTTTACGTCGGTGTCAAGGGTTACTAAGGCCGCGTTTTCGTCTACGTTTGTATGAAGTGAAATATAGCCTTGTTCAATAGTACGCGCCCCTAAAATACTAGAAGCTACGATTTCGTTAGTAAAGTCACCCGCATAGGTTCCCGTTACGTTTGTTTGGTATGCCATTGTTATTTATTTTTTTGGTTTACAGAATTTTCTATAATTTGCGCCGCCCAAGATTTTGACTTACTTGGTGCTTCGCTTTTGGCGACAATGCTAGCCGCTTTTTCTTCTTTTAACTCGTTCACTTGAATAGTTAAATTTTCAATAGACTCTACTAAGCTTTTATACTTGTCTTCGTCTTTTGATTTTTCGTCTTCGTCGTCTTCATACATAGCGGCTTCTTCGGCTACTACTTCTTCTTCTTCGACTTCTTCGACTAGTTCGCGTTCTTCTAGTACGCCCATAGCTAATACCATAGAATGGCCTTCCATTGGAATTACTGCGACTTCGGGGCTGTCCATGTATTTTTCTAGCCCGTCCATTTTAACACAAACTTCGCTAACGCCTTCGACGTTATCCGCTAGGGCCTTAATAAGGTCCATTTTGTCTTCTATTGTTAGGTTTTCCGTAAGTCCTTTAATTTCTTCTACGGTTAAGCCTTGCAATACTTTTGCTTTTGTTTGAAACATATTTGTAAGGTTGTTTAAAATTGCACGGGTAGTATTTTCAAATACTTCATCGACTTGTTCTACTTTGTCCGCGAAGCCTAATTCTACGGCTTCGGTTGGCGTTAGCCAAGTTTCCACGTCTAACATTTCGCTAAGTTCGTCCGCGCCTCTACCCGTTTTAGCCGCGTAACGTTCTATCATTATTTCTTTTACCTTGTCTAGCGTATTAGCTGCGCTTCGTAAGTCTTTAGCGTCGCCGCCAGTCATTACCCAAGGGTTATGTATCATAAATAAACTAGCTGGCCTACATACTACGACGTCTGCTGCCATAGCAAACAAAGAAGCCGCGCTAGCCGCTATACCTTCGACTATTGCGGTCGTAGGTCCTTTATAACTTTTAATGGCGTTATAGATTGCGAAGCCTTCGAATACGTCGCCGCCTACGCTGTTTATTTTTATAGTTAGCGGTTCTTCGTTACTTCTACCTTCAATAGCTGTAGCTATTTGCTGGGCGTTAAGTTGCCAGCTACCTACTTCGCCGCTTAGCGTTAGTTCTATACCTTCGGCTTTAGCT